GTTCCTTTCATCATTGATATCAAAGACACTTACTCCATATTGAACTCACACTTTCTCAAACGCGTCAAAGTGTACGTCAAGCACGGAGGTAAGATCATCGACGCTCAATAAAAAATTGGAACGTATAATTTATGACCTGTGGTCATAAATTACAATTCATGTTACATTGTTTGCACAAAGGTCTTGAATTGATAATTGCCCGTATAATCATTTGCCAAAAGACTGAGAAATGAAACTTTTTCAAACGATAAATTTATCCGAATTTATCTCATTCATAATTTTAATCAACTCTTCTTCACCAATATTCGAGTTTTCAATACTTAAACTATTCCCTGAAAATATAACATCTCGCTTTTTAAGGTCATCTCTTATTCGAACAAACAACGTTTTACTATTCGGCAGTTGCGCCGTAAGGCAACGTTGAGCTACGCTCAACTGACACTGAAGATCTAACAAAACTGCAATGTTGTATACTGACTCTTGTCGCTTCTTAGCAGCTTGAGCATTTGAATTCTGAGATCTAATGACATAGTACGGATACTCGTCATCATTACGCTTAAGTAACAAAAATCGTTCTTGTTTTGAAGCCTTGTGAGGTAAAGGTGCCCGTTCAACACATGCTAAACCAAGTTTGGTCTTCACATCTTTAACGTCCTTAAAATATTAATTGTCGGTTCATTTTTGATAAGGAATAATTGTCCTTAAATCAAATTAAGGCAATGCTAAATTATAATAAAATGTTGAAACAAAGAAATTGGTTATATGATATAGAAGGAGTTAAAAACAGACCTGATAAATCAATTTTAGAAATATATTCAATGTATCCTGAAGAATTATTAAGACCAGATGTAGCGTCTCCAGAGTTTGTGAAACATTTGGCTTTAAATTTGTCTTTTGCTAATTTTTACATGTGTCCTTGGTCGTTTTTTGAATCTTTACCAAATTCGAAAGTTATTCGAAACGGAAGAGATTGTAAATGTTGCATAATAGATAGTTGTAAAAAATGTAATTGGAATGAAATATATACTGACACTTTATGTAAAGATTTGATTCATTTTACAAATTTAGAAACTTTGTATTTGAGCGATGTAAAACTAAGTAATGAATTATGGATTCAATTTGCTCAAAATTCAAAATATTTAAAAAAGATTGAATTTAATTCAGAAGAAGAAGTATATAAGGGTTATTCTGATAAATTTGAATTTGATAGCCAATCTTTATATGGCGATGATTTACCTCCTAAAAACGCGGCATTAGATGCTATTATTAAAATTCCGACTTTAAAAGTAATTAAATTTAATTACATAAATTTACCATATTTTCCAAAAGGGCCGTCGAATATTGAAGAACTTCATTTGAATGATATTGTGGATTACACAACTAGAAATGAATATAAAATATCACCTTGGGAAAAATTCAATTTAGTAAAAAAATTTGATCTATCGAGTCATCAAAATTTAAAAAAAGTATATATAGATGATAGAATAGATCAATCATTTTCAGAATTGAATCTTGAAAAATTAAAAAACTTAGAAGAGCTACATTTTTATGATCAGATTGCATTTCAAACAGTTATTGAAAAAATATCAAATCTTAAAATATTTCATTATTCAATGTGTTTTGATAAGACAGATCCATTTATGAAAAAATTGATTAAACATCAGAATCATCAGATTTTAATTCCAAATTTAGAACATGTAGAAATTAAAGTAAGAGAGTCTCCAGAAAATTTAGATCTTAGAGATGCTCATAAACATTTAGCAACTGTTTTACGAAAACAGTGTCCTAAATTGAAAACATTTAACTTGAAATATAAGAATTATTCTTTATCTTTATAAATTTGTAACCGATTAGTAAACTCTATGTGGTTGAGGGCAGGTTTGAACAGTAGGAATGTTCATGTTTTTCAAAACGCTAAACTTATCGCAGAGTTTTTGACAATTTATTCATATCCAGCTGGATATGAATGTTTCAATTTCACTGAGATAGTTGCTGTCTAATGAAATTTCGCATATCTTCGGTTGACCGAGTACCAATATAAGGAACTCGTCTATTATTACCTAGATACAGTATATAACCCGGAATCCCTTCCAAATCGGGATAGATACGATGAATGATGCTTTTGATATCCTTTTCAGTTTGTCGATCACCGTCTAGTTGTATCGTCATACATTGTATCATACCCTCATTTGCTAACTGCTGAAAAGCAGGCTTGGCGTTCGTGCAGGCTCCACAATATGAGCCTTGGATCATAATAAAAACAGGTATATTGTTCAAAGGACCTAACAATTCTCCATTTTCTGAAAAATCGGATTTTTCAAGATAACCAATTGGACGTAAGAGATACATTTTTGAATTACCAATATTTTTATCAGACCTAGAAATTCAATTATCTGATAGGTTAGCAGTCAGATAAGAGTCTCAACTGGTTTCATTTTCGTTTTGAAAATGAAAGTTTTCAAATTAATCATATAGACGTTAGAGTCAAAATTATTCTCAATCGCATATATATAGCCATTATTATATTGAGTCCATAATAATTGTAAAATTCAATTTTTTTGATGCAAATTGTTCTTCGCAGATATCCGAGTTTTCATTTACGACCAGAAGATGATATCGTTCAATTTGGTTAAGTTTGGAAGACAATAATTAGCGTGGTTTCTGGCATTAACGTAGATTTGACGCGCATCAGTTTTTAAAGATATAGCCATACAAAAGAAGCAGCTATCTGTAACTATGATTTTAGAGGCTTTTTCAATAACTGTCTTGTAATACGCAATAGGATAGTTTATCAATTTTTGCGCTATGTCAAAAAACGCGTCGTTTTCGTTATACACATTTTCACATGGATTAATAAATAAAGTATCTAGTTTATTTAATTTAAACAAGTTTTCAACTTTCTCGATGTCAAATTTTGTTGTTGTAGATGAAGAATAATGTACAAAAACATAGGAAATATTTTGCAAATATTTTATGAACAAGTCTTCGTCTTGTTCAGCTATGTGAAAATAATCCCAAAACACAGACCTGTCGAGGCCCATATGATCGTAGAAATCAAATGGTGCATCATAATACTCTCTATATGGACTCACAGTGTCGTAAATTGAATACATTTTTAAGTCTTCTGAATTTCTGTATGGATTGCCCCAATGGTGACCACATGTGAACACATCATAACCTTCCGTTATTTGTTCGAACTTTTCCTTGGACAATCCCCAGTTTACACCTATCTCGTGGTCATTACGTACGACATAAAAGTCTATGCTGGGATCATCTTTATAAATTTTCTCGATGTTTGATTTGTACACGTCTTTGCACACTACTGTTACGCTGTCGTACTGGGTAGCCAGGTATCTAACTGCACCAACCATACATATATGATCTCCCAGCATCAGATGTGTGAGCACAAATGCCTTTTTTCGGTGATCGTCTTTTGTCTCACGCGGCGGAGATGTTGTATTTGACTTCATTTATGCATACACATATATGCATAAATGAATGTGTGATTTGAGTTAACGATATGAGATTTGGATAAAAATGTTATTATTCTTGGTATATATGGGGTTTTCTTTGATTAATTTGTTAGCAATCAAAAATATATACTGGCCTGCATTGCAACTTCATATTGATGGTTTACAAGCTCTTCAAAGCTTATTAGATAATTGGAAACTTGTTATTATGGCTTATATGTGTATTTTTATCACGTTGTTCAAACAGTGGTGGTTAAAAACGGCAATCAAATTAGACGGCGGTCGTTATTTGCTAACCCATATATTGAATGGAAAATTGGTCAAAATCGTAGTGAAACCAATAAATGTGAAAATAAATACAGTTACAGACGAAGATTACAATGAGTGCTACTTGGACGAAGCACACCCATTTCTCAGATTTGAACAGCAAGAATTTTGTCCCGAGTTTTTGGGTGTCAAGCGTACTCTTTTACTTCATTTAGACGGTGATTTACTCCCTATTTCAGTTTCTCCAACATCTTCAAAAGATGATTAGGGAAAGAGGCGAATAGTCCAATTTATGACCGGCCGGTCATAAATTCGGTAATTAAATTTATTGATATTGAAAAATGTCGAAATTAATGTTGTCGAGTCCCAAAACTCAACCATTTGGGTTGCTAAGTAATAAGGCCAATACGCCTTTCAAATTGAACGGAAGGGTGTGGAATTCAGTTTCTCAGTTTGTGTACGTGAATATGTTTCAATCCCCATCATTTAGGCAACTCATGGAAGAAAAGTGCTATAAAACTCCATTTATAAATTTACTCATTTTAAAAAATGAAGCTGACGATTTAGTTTACGGACGAGAAATGCTGAAAGGTTTACGAATGCGCTTTGAACAAAATACTGAATTGAGGAATGCATTATTGAGAACACGTGGTTCTCAATTAGTCTATTCTCCTCAAGACAATGATGAAGCTATTTCTGTCCTATCCCTATTGAACAATATTCGTAATGACACATCTAAAGTTTTTGACCCTATCAGAGGTATTGAAGTGCCTATTGAGGAGGTAATAGGTGTTATTAACGGAGTGAAGCAGGAATTACTGGTAAATCCATATTTAAGCGATGATTTGATATACACAGAATTACTTAAATATTCCATTAATGTGCCGCGTTCTTCACAAGCGTATCTGCCATTGAGTGACCCAATATTTCTAAATATAAATAATATTGTACCCGTTTTGAAATATCAATTACGAGAAGTACTGTGGACTAACGAAATTGAAAAATTTAAACATCATTTGTTAGATGTGTACCTAGATTATTTACTTGAAACTGAGTACCCAGATATCAATACTGAAGATTATACTGAAGCTAAACAACAACAAATTAAAAAAGAAGGGGATACTAAAATTGAAAGATATGAGAATCAACTGTACGATTTGTATGTAAACTCTGATATAGATGATCTAGTGATTCGTAGACTAAAGTTTAGACCTGACAATATTCTGAAAGAACGCACACAAAAAGAATTGGAAATTGAGCGTATATTGACATCGCCTGAAGACAGTGTGGTTCCAGATTTCGAGATAAAACCCGATAGCCCATTCTTACCCCAATTTGAAGATTGGGTAAAGATTGAAGGCAGACAATTCAAGTCTGCTATTCATTACGCTTATTGGAAGCTATTTCAAAACATCGGGCGTGATGTAGATGTTAATAACATAGATTTATCTAAAATGAAGGTCTTGTATAATGACGAGAAGTTTAAATGGATGTATGAAAAAATGAAGGAGAACAATGAACTGGCGACTGCTGCCAAAATTCAACAAAATGAAACTCTCGCACATCTTTTAGCTTGTTCAAATTATATGGAACTTGTATGGAATGACACCAACGACCCCATCCTAGGAACTGGACGTTACTGGGAAGGCGGAGAAGGAGATAATCTAAGCGGTCGTTTTCTCGTTTTTATGAAAGATCAGATTATAAATCAAAAAATATCTCCTCAGGATAAACTTATGTCCTCCTTCAATTCCATTTCACAAAATATATGGACTAGATCATGGATGATATCTAGAGCAGTGGATTTTCAAAATGCGATGCGATTGTTTAAAGTAATAACTTCAGATATTTTATCCGAATTGTACGCAATTGAATTAATGATTGGAAATACAATAGATGGAAGACCGAAGAAAGGAGCATTTATGAATATAACACAGGAAGATAATAAAACACTTCGCAATATAGGTCTTTCTGAATTAGAAATAGAAACTTGTTATCCTTTAATTTCTTCGCAGTATACATTTCTTATTACGAAGGAAATTCCATCGTCGCAAGTCAAAGTTGTAACTGAGATAGAAATGTTTAAAACTGTGATTAATGATTTGCAATTAGCTGAGATGAAGCCAAGTATTGATATAAAAACCGCTGCTATCGACAGACTTAAAATGTTCTTTTCAAAATTTGAATCGAATATAGAAGAAGAAGTTAATGAAAATATTTTTGTATACTCAATGTTATCAGGTAGTGGAAAAACGTCTGACAAAAGTTTAAGCAAATGGCAAAGAATAAATTATTGGGGTGCTGAAACTAATATATTGATTTAAAGCCATTATATCAATATAAAAATGGTTGTTAGTAGTAATTTTGAGACTAATTTTAATGTAATTTTAGAATCATTGTATAAAGGGAGTGAGTTTTATTACAAAGCTTGGCTTAAAGAGAAAGAATCAAGATTTAATTCTGAAAGTGGAAATTATAAAGGTTATGAATTTCAAAATAAAAGATACACAATAATGAAAAAAATTGGAATGTGTCAAAAAATTGGAAGAAATGACTTTAATTTTTTGACAAAGCAACCCGAAATCGATTCTTTTTTTAATTCTTATGGACTTTCTTACGAAGATCTTCCTCTCGAAAAAAATATTATTATTAATCTTGATCTTGAATGCAAAGAAAAATTAGATGATTAATTTTTATACTCGCTGCACAAAGCGTTACTTAAAGGTATTTGTAAAGTATAAAAATGGAGTTAGGATATGTTTATATAATAACAACTCATTCATATTTCAAAAACGACGTGTTTAAGATCGGTTGTACTAAGAATTTGTATAAACGACTGAAAGAATTAAACGCGTCGAGATTTGAAAACGATAAATTTTTTGTTAAAATGTTTTGGATTACAAAACGATACTATGACTTAGAATCTGGTCTTCATAAAGTATTAAATGAATATCGAAAAAACAATGAATTTTTTCAATGCTCATATCAAACAATCGAAGACGGTCTTCAATTATACTTGTCTGAAAAACCAATTGATTACATTTATGATGATGCTGTTCTTATACCAGCATTTCTTCACAATCTAAAATGGTATGATGCGGAGCATCGATGCTCCGCATCCGAACAAACAATATCTGAAGATGAATTATTGCATAAAATTAAATCTTGGCTGTCTCCATTAGACAAATTTGGATTATTTAAATATGCTCATTCTAGTTTCTGGGAATATTTTATTTCATTAATAAAACTTAATTTTAAATCACAAAATTCTAAAGAATTTTCGGATATGGATTCTCATGATGAAATTCTAAATAATATTAAAAATTTATATATCCATGACTAAAAATAAATAAAGAAATTGACTAATATTTTTTATGTTATTAAAAATGAGTGATACCAATAACATAAATCATAGAATAGAGTTAAACACGCAACCGCAAAATGCATTGATAATTGCTGGAATTCCAATAGCTAGTGGTGTTCCAACAAGTGGGCAGGTATTAGTTTATAATGCAACTACTGGACAATGGATATTTCAAAACCAATCTTCTTCTGGATCTACTGGCCCTACTGGTTCAACAGGCCCAACAGGCCCCCCAGGATCCGCAACATCAACAGGCGCTACAGGCCCAATAGGTGATACAGGCTATACTGGCCCTACAGGACCCCCAGGATCTGCAACATCAACAGGCGCTACAGGCCCTACAGGCTACACGGGCCCAACAGGCTACACAGGCTATACTGGCTCAACAGGCTACACGGGCTACACTGGCCCTACAGGTGATACTGGTCCAACAGGTTACACTGGTCCAACAGGCTACACGGGCTACACTGGACCAACAGGCTACACGGGCTATACTGGTCCTACAGGTGATACAGGCCCAACAGGTTACACTGGTCCAACAGGCCCAACAGGTTACACTGGACCAACAGGC